AAAAGATGAAGTGATTACGGTAGTACACGATGGCTGATTTTGGTGATTTCCTTGAGGCTTTAAAAAATAACAACTTTGCTGAGACACCAGTCAACGCAAAGACATTTGTTGAAGGTGAAGATTATTTAGGACAGCCTCCGTTATCTCAAACACAATATGACATTATTGAAGCAATGAGTCAAATCTATAGAAAAGAAGATTTGATTGATTTGATGGGCGAAGAAGAAGGCGCAAGATATTATAAAAAATATACTAAGAATGAAATTATTCTGCAACTTGGCAAGGGATCTGGTAAAGACTTTACCTCAACAGTAGCATGTGCATACATTGTATATAAACTATTATGTTTAAAAGAACCAGCAAGATACTTTGGCAAACCTTCTGGAGATGCTATTGATATTATTAACGTTGCCATTAACGCTCAACAAGCTAAGAACGTTTTCTTTAAAGGTTTTAAAACAAAGATTGAAAAGTCCCCTTGGTTTCAAGGAAAGTATAATCCAAAAGCCGAAAGCATTGAATTTGATCATGCGATAACTGTTTATTCTGGTCACTCAGAAAGAGAGTCACACGAAGGTTTAAACCTTATCCTTGCTGTCCTTGATGAGATCTCTGGCTTTGCTAATGATGTAGGTACTGGAAACGATCAAGGAAAGACTGCAGATAACATCTACAAGGCTTTCCGTGCCTCTGTAGACTCTCGTTTCCCTGATCTTGGTAAAGTTGCTTTGCTATCGTTCCCCCGCTATCCAGGAGACTTTATCTCACAAAGATATGATGCTGTAATTTTAGAAAAAGAAGCACTACACAAGACTCATAAGTTTATTATTAACGATGAACTTCCAGAAGATATGGTTGGTAACTCTTTAGAAATTGAGTGGGATGAAGATCAAATCATTTCATATAAATATCCAGGAGTCTTTGCATTAAAGAGACCTACATGGGAAGTAAATCCCACTCGTAAAATTGATGATTTTAAGATTGCTTTTATGACAGACCTTGGCGATGCTATGCAGCGCTTTGCATGTGTTCCAACATATTCTAGTGATTCATTTTTTAAGCAGGTAGAAAAAGTTAGATCCTGCATGACAATCAGAAACCCTATTGATTCATATAAAAGATTTGATGAAACATTTAAACCAGATCCAACTAAGAAGTATTATGTACATGCTGACTTAGCCCAAAAGCATGACAAATGTGCTGTTGCTATTGCTCATGTTGATAAGTGGGTAAATATTCAGGTAATTAAAGATTACCAACAGGTAGCACCAATAGTTGTAGTAGATGCTGTAGTGTATTGGGAACCAAAGGTTGAAGGCCCAGTTAACTTATCTGAAGTAAAATTATGGATTCAGAATTTAAGAAGACAAGGTTTTGATATAGGAATGGTTTCTTTTGACCGTTGGCAATCGTTTGATATTCAGAACGAATTAAAACAGGTTGGTATAAGAACTGAGACTGTTTCTGTTGCTAAGAAGCATTATGAGGATATGGCTATGCTGATCTATGAGGAAAGGCTTGCTATGCCAGCAATAGAACTTTTGTTTGAAGAGCTAACTGAGCTAAAAATTATGAAAAATAACAGAGTTGACCACCCACGAAAATCTTCCAAGGACTTGGCAGATGCTGTTTGTGGAGCAATCTTTGGGGCTATCTCTCATACTCCAAAGGATTTAGATCAAGAAATAGAGATACATACGTTCAGGGATAGACCAAAAGTTGACAACCCCTTTGCCAATGTGATAGAATATAAACCTATGCCAAATGATGTAAAAGATTATTTGGATAGATTCAACTTACTATAGAAAAGGAATACAATGAATTCATTTAAGAAAATCTCAATTGCTACCGCTGCAGCCCTAGCAATCGTTGGACTTTCTGTCGCACCTTCTTCGGCAGCACCATTAGCCGTTACGGTTGCAGCAGCAACTAACGCAACGACTTCAGCAGCACCAGCAACAGTAGCAGTTCCATCAAGTAATGTTATTACTTCTGGAAACACTATTGCTCTTGCAGCAACAGCAGATACAGGTACAAATGTTACCTTTACTGCTTCATCAACTGTAAAGTTGGTATCAGCACTTAACACAACAGATGCACCAAAGACAATTGCATCAGGTGTTTCAACACTTACAATTGCTTCTGCTGGATCAGCAGTAACAGCTTATGCTTATACAACTACAACAGCAGTTGGTTCTGTGACCATTACAAATGGCTCATACTCAACAATTGTTTACATCTCTGGTATTGCTGGAGCAGCATATAACCTAGGACTATCAGTTCCTTCTGCAACAGCAGTTGGCACAGTTCCTACAATTGCTCTTACAACAACAGATGTATTTGGAAACTCAGTTTCAGATACAGCAACAGTAACTTTAATTGGCTCAACATTTGCTGATGGTTCTGTTACTAAGTCACTAACTACAGCAACAGCAACAAACACTTCAACTGGAGCAGTTCTTGGAACTGTAACAGCAGCACTAGCAACAGGAGTTGCTGGAGAAGTTACTGTAGTTGCTACAGGTCTTTCAACAGTAACAGCCGTAACTGGTCTTGCTGCTCCAGTAAAGTCTGTAATCACTAAGTTCACAATTTCTGATCTTTCAGGAATCATTGCAGCACTTAAGTCAGATCTTGCAGTTGCTAACGCAACCAATGCATCTCATGTTGCAGACAAGACATCACTTACAGCAGCACTAGCAGCATCTAACAAGGCAAGAGATGATTTCTCAACAGCCCTTGCAACTGCAAATACTCAGATTGCTAAGGCAAGTGCAGATCTTGCAGCAGCTAAGAAGGCTCTTGATGATCTAAAGACATCTTCAGATAAGGCACTTGCTGACTTGAAGACATCTTCAGACAAGGCTCTTGCAGATGTTCAGGCATCACATGCAAAGGCTCTAGCAGATGCAAAGACTGCTTCAGATAAGGCTCTAGCAGATGCAAAGACTGCTTCAGATAAGGCTCTAGCAGATGCGATGGCATCATCTAAGGTTGCTTCAGATAAGGCACTTGCAGATGCTAAAGCAACTTCTGATTTAGCTATTGCTTTTTCAAAGTCAGCAGCGGATGCAAGCGCAGCATCAGTCAAGGCAGCAAATGACCTTGCAGCAGCAAAGGCAAAGGCCGACTATAACAAGTTGGCTGCAAAGTGGAACAAGGCTAATCCAAAGGCTAAGGTTGCACTAAAGAAGTAATTTAACTTCACAAGTTAGGGGGTTGGCCAAGTGCCAGCCCTCTTTCTTTTTGTAATAAAATGATATAATAACCCTATTACACATTGTGTAAATAAGGGGGAACTGGAGATTAAAAAATTATTACGTGTATTTTTAGTGTTATCACTAGCTTTATTTCCCCTAATTGTAGGTATTGATAAAGCCCATGCTGCAGAAGGTTTAACCGCTCAAGTCTACAATGTACAAGGTCAAAATGCTGCTCCATATATACCACAAGGCGCTTCTCCTATACTTACTACTAATGTACCCAACATTGACTTCCAATGGGGTAGCGGTAGCGTCTTAGGTGGGCCTTCAGAGGATGTTATAGTACGGTTTACTGGTTCAGTTAGAAGCGATTCTACTCAAAACATATCATTTTTAGCAACAGCAGACGATGGTACAAGGCTATATATTGATGGAGTCTTAGTGGCAGATGACTGGGTAGACAAAGGTGGCGGAGGAACTACAACTGCCCCAATAGCCTTTACAGCAGGAGTACCTAAAACCATAGAATTAATGTACTATGAAAATGGCGGGGGGGCAAATGTATTCCTTTATTGGGATCAATCTGGATCTATGGGTATCATCCCATCATCAGCCTTTACTTCACAAGCAGCCCCAGTAGTTAAAACAATAGGGCCACCAAGAAATTTAACGGTAGTAGATGGGGCAACAACAACAGTTTTAGATTGGGATGCTCCAGATACTGGTAACACTCAGCCAGAAAGATATGCTATAAGTTTTAATTGTTCTGGGTGTAACGGATGGGGAATTGCAACTGGAAATGTTGGTGGCGCTAATTCTTTAAACACAACAGTAACAATTGATCACTCACTACTTGAAAGTTTAATGCCAAGCGGAACTGTTTGGTCATTTCATATTAGATCAGATAATGATACATTAGCCCTATACTCTGTAAACTCAAATGTTGTTACACTTAAAATTGGAAAGACTGCAGAAGAAATTGCTGCAGAGCAGGCAGCTGCTGAAGCTGCAATCGCAGCGGCTACAGCAGAAGTTGCACGATTAGCAGAGGTAGCAAGGCTTGCAGAGGTAGCAAGATTAGCAGAGGTTGCTAGGTTAGCAGAGGTTGCTAGGTTAGCAGAGGTTGCTAGGCTTGAAGCAGAAGCAGCAGCGTTGTTAGCAGCACAGCAAGAAGAGGCAAGAATTGCAGCAGCAACTGCTGAGGTCGCTAGACTTGCTGAGGTAGCAAGACTTGCTGAAGTAGCAAGGTTAGCAGAAGTAGCAAGACTTACAGAGATTGCTAGGTTGGCGGAAGTTGCTAGGTTAGCAGAGGTAGCACGACTTGCAGAAATTGCTAGGTTAGTAGAAGTAGCAAGACTAGCAGAGGCAGAAAGAATAGAAGCTGCAAGAATAGCAGCTGCTACCGCTGAGGTTGCACGATTGGCTGAGATAGCTAGACTCGCTGAAGTTGCCAGGTTAGCAGAGGTCGAAAGACTTGCCGAGATAGCAAGACTTGCAGAAGCTGCGAGATTAGCAGAAGTTGCTAGATTAGCAGAGGTAGCAAGACTTGCAGAAGTTGCTAGACTTGCAGAGGCTGAAAGACTCGAAGCTGAGAGAATAGCAGCAGCAACTGAATCTGCTCGTGTAGCAGCCGAAGCAGAGGCTGCCCGTATAGCTGCTGAGATTGAAGCTGCGAGAGTAGCAGCAGAGGTAGCAGCCAAAGCGGAAGCTGACAGAATTGCTGCAGAAGAAAAAGCAATAGAAGAAGCAAGAATTAAAGCAGAGGCAGAGGCAGCAGCTAAGGCTGAAGAAGAAAGAATAGCAGCAGAATTAGCAGAGGCAGAACGTCTTGCAGAAATTGAACGCCAAAAAATTGAAGCGGAACGTATTGCTGCAGAAGAAGAAGCGGCTCGATTGGCTGAGTTAGAGAGACAGCGTATTGAAGAAGAAAGAATTGCTGCTGAGAAAGCAGCCAAAGAAGCAGAAGAAGCCAGACTAAAGGCTGAAGAAGAGGCAAGAATTCAGGCAGAGAAAGATAGACTGGCAGCAGAGGCAGCAGCCAAAGCAGAAGCAGATAGATTAAAGGCAGAGGCTGAAGCCAAAGCAAAGGCAGAAGAAGATGCACGACTTGAGGCAATAAAAAAAGCACAAGAAGAAGCAAAGGCTAAGGCTGAAGCAGATAGACTTGCTCAAATTGCTAAAGATAAAGCAGCAGAAGAAGCAAGAGTATTAGCAGAACAAAAGGCTAAAGATGCTGAGGCTGCAAGATTAAAGGCAGAAGAAGAAAGAAAGGCTGCTGAGCAGAAAGCTTTGACTGACGGAAAGATTACAGAAGAAGATACTAAAAAGGTTTTAGATAATATTAACTCTGATGGAAAAGTGACTCAGGCAGAAGTTAAAAGTATTGTAGAAGCAATTAAACAATCAGACGCTCCATTAACTGTTGAGCAAAAGGATTTAATTGCAACAGTGGTTATCGCAGCAGCAGTATCATCTGGAGAAAATGTTACAGCAGCACAAATTCAAGATGCTGGAATTGAGTACAAAGATCTTCCAAAAGAAACTCCAGTTGAAGTAAGAACTTCTGAAAGTGGAGAAACCCTTGTTATTACAGCAGAAGTTGCTGCAAATGTAGAATTAGTTACAGATGCTGGAGCATTATTAGAAGCAGCTTTTACAGACCCAGGAGCAGCACTTGCTGCAATTGGAAGTATTGGTGCAGACATGACTAAAGGCGAAAGAGAAGAAGCAACAGATATGGTTGTTGCAACAGTTGTCGCAGCAGGAGCAGCAATAAACGCTGTTGGTGCTGCAGCAGGATCCACTGGAGGATCATCATCAGGAAGTAGTTCTGGTGGAGGATCAGGTGGAGGAGGAGCCTCTGGCAATTCCAAGGGAGTAAGGAGAAGACCATGATGAGAGTAATAAAAGATATGATAGATCAGCTTTGGACACTTCTGGGTATGTTTATTGCCTGGGTAGTCCTTGATGGCTCTGCAAAGACGATAGTAGGTTATGCAATTATAGGAACATTAATTACATGGGCAATTACCTATCCGATTAGAAATAGAGATGATGAAGAATGAAAGATAAATTAATGTGGGCAATTACCCTAGGAATATTAGGCTTCATAGGCCTTGTAGTTATTGGAGAATACTCTTCAATGTTAATGCAACAAGCAACATCAGGAGAAAAGTTTTCAACTAACTCAGATGCGATTGCATTAGTTCAAAATGCATTGGTAGGACTAATAGGAATTATTGGTGGCTACTTTGCAGGAAAAGGAGAAAAATAATGGCAACTAAAAAAATAGTAGAACCCCCAAAGAAAGAGCACCCACAAAAAGCAATAACAAATATTCTTATGAGAATTTTAGCGGTATTCGCAGCATCAGGACTATCAGTCTTAGGAGCAGGAGCAGTAGTAGGAATTGATACTATGC